CCAACCGAAGGCTTGAAAACGCCGACGAACTTTACGCAGCATTTTACAATTTATCACATGATTGGAGAAGTTTAAAAAATGATTAAAGACAGCGCAGAACGCATAAAAAGCGGTAAATTAAACAAAAGAGGCGATACTCGCGGTTGTTTTATAACTCATGGACACTCAAATGATAGAATTTACAGCATTTGGTGCGATATGAAAAGAAGATGCAAAAACCCAAAAAACAAAAGATATAACAGGTATGGTGGGAGGGGAATTTGCGTTTGTGAAGAATGGGAAAATTTCGAAAATTTTTACGATTGGGCAATTAAAAACGGATATGAAGAAAACTTAACATTAGAGAGAAAAAACATTGATGGAAATTATTGCCCTGACAATTGCGAGTGGATCACATTTGCGAAACAGCAAAGAAACACAAGTAGAAGCAGGTTTGTTACAGCAAATGGACAAACAAAAACCATCGCAGAATGGTCTGAGATCACTGGGATAAAACAAGATGTAATTAAGGACAGGCTTAATAAACTTGGGTGGAGCGAACAAGAAGCGGTTACAATTCCAACAATGAGAATGGGAGGAAAAAGATGGCTGTTATAAAAGATTCTGGTGATAGAACCGTTTTTTCTACTGGTAGTGTCCGGGATATGCACGAAGGGAAAGGAGACATGGCATCTATTCCGTGGGAATCAGTCTTGAGATTGTCACGCCACTACGAAAATGGAGCGAAAAAGTATCAGCGATGGAACTTCAGAAAAGGCATACCGGTGTCAAGCTTTATCGATTCCGCTTGCAGGCACCTTGCAAAGTACCAATGCGGAATGGACGATGAAGATCATTTGGCGGCCGCCGCATTTAATATTCTGGGCGCAATGCTGATGGAAAATACAATGCCGGAAATGCAGGATTTGCCGCTTCGTCAAGGAAAAAACACATTTGATTATTTTGAAAGCAAAGTAAAAAGAAATGAGCAGGCCTGACCAGTTTACAAGAGAGATTGCCCCGTGTAAAAATTGCGTCGATCGCCACGAGGTTTGCTGGGGAGAATGCGAGAAATACAAGCAATGGAAGATGATGCTTGAAGAAGTGAACAGGCGACGCAGAGAATACAGAGAAAAATCACTCGCATATTACAATCCGCGCATTTATTGACAAACTGAATAATAATTGATAAAATAGTGTATATGGGAAACTGTATGCACTATTTTTCTGTTTGGAGGTGAGGCTGGATGGCTGGAAAAGATAATTTGCGCCCTGTTTCAAGCACGGAAGAAGCAAGGGAACGTGGAAGAAAAGGCGGTTTAGCCTCTGGTGAGGCAAGACGGAAAAGAAAGACACTTAAAGAAGAATTGCTTTTGATGCTTTCTGATGGGGATATTCAAGAGAAAATATCTATTGCATTGATTAACGAAGCAATCAACGGAAACAATGCAGGAAGTGTGACAAAGGCATTTGAGGTTATCCGAGACACTATAGGCGAGCGCCCCGTCGAAAAGGTGCAAGCGACGCAGACAGTTGTTGATATGAGTGCTTTTAGCACGGAAGAAATAAAGGCGATGCTTGACGATGACATACCGTGATGTACTCCGTTGCGAATTGGCAAGGCGTGACTTTTGGGAATACTGCAAACTGCTTGCACCTGACTTTTATAAAGAAGATCGGAAATTCCTGAAAGATAAATGTCGTGAATACCAGGATTTCTACGAAAGCCAGGACGAATACCTGATTGACAATGAGCCTCCGCGGCATGGCAAGTCAAGAACGGCTACCTTGTTCGTTCAATGGGTTATTGGCAAGTGCCCGAAAGATAAAATCATTACTGGATCATACAACGAAACGCTTTCCACGGTTTTTTCAAAGGGCGTTAGGAACAAGATACAAGAAACCTCTGCTGATGGTCGTATCGTTTACAGCGACATTTTTCCTCATGTGAAGGTTAAGCGTGGCGATGCTGCAGCTAACCTGTGGGGCATTGAAGGGAACGACACAAACACATATCTTGCAACTTCTCCCACCGGCACGGCTACTGGCTTCGGTGCTGACTTGATGTTGATTGATGACCTTATCAAAAACGAGTATGAGGCGAGAAACGATAATGTCAAAGAACAGCATTGGAAGTGGTTTACAGACACTATGCTATCCCGTCGAGAGGGAAAGCGTAAGGTTATTGTGGTTATGACCCGATGGGCCTCTGACGACCTCGCAGGACGGCTTATAGAGGCACTTAATCGGCAAGGCAAAAAGTATCGGCTGATTTGTTATAAGGCGTTTGACGGCCACTCAATGCTCTGTGAGGACATTTTGAGCCGTGCCCAGTATGAAGATATTCTACAAGGCGATACAGGCAAGGACATTGTTGAGGCGAACTATAACCAGTCGCCCATTGACATTACTGGCAGACTTTACAGCCAGTTGCAGACATATGACGAACTGCCGAAGAATATTGAAAGTATTGACAGCTACACGGACACGGCGGACGAAGGCGCCGACTTCCTATGCTCCATCATTTATGCGGTCAAAGATTGCAAGGCTTATGTGCTGGAAGTGATCTACACGCAAGATGGAATGGAAGTCACGGAAGATTTGGTCGCAAAGGCACACACCGACTATTCCGTGAACCGTGCCAAAATCGAGAGTAACAACGGCGGCAAGGGATTTGCTCGAAATGTCAAGCGGATTGCACAAGAAAAGTACGGCAACAATATCACGCACTTTTTCACATTCACACAGACGAAGAACAAAAATAGCCGTATCTTGACAGGATCAACAGGAGTTATGAATAATGTCTTATTCCCCGTTGGCTGGGAGAACCGCTGGCGTGAGTATTGGCGCGATATGACAAGGTATCAGCGGATTGGTAAAAACGCACACGATGACGCGCAGGACGCTACAACAGGCGTTTATGAAAATCTGCCGAAGAAAAAGGCAACAAGCAATTACACGCCGATTTTTATGTAGGAGGCAAACTGTGAATAACATAGAATTATGGCAAGGTGATTGCCTTGAATTGATGAAAGATATTCCGGACGGCAGTGTGGATATGGTGCTTTGTGATTTGCCGTATGGAACCATGGAACACGCCGGAAGTGGAACAGATAGGGAAGTGTTAAAAAGTTGCGGTTGGGATAAAGAAATAGACCGAGATCAACTATTTAATGAATACGTGCGCATTTTACGCCCAAGCGGAAAGTCCGTTTTATTTAGCATGGAGCCGTTGACAAGCCAACTTGTTACAGCAAACAATCCGGGTCTTGGTTTTTCGCAAAGGCTTGTTTGGATTAAGAATGTACACGGAAATCCTCTTTCTTCAAAATCTGCGTTTTTAAGCAGATTTGAGGACATATGCGTATTTTCCAGAGATACCTATGACCGAGAAGGAAGTCACCCGTTGCGTGATTATTTTATGCAAGAGAAAGAAAAATCCGGATTATCAAGTAGCGATTTTCAAAAAATCCTTGGCAATCAAATGGCATCGCACTATTTTACAAATGGCTTTCAGTTTTGCGTGCCTTCAGAACGAAACTATAAGATACTTCAAAGCACTGGATATTTTCAAAAGCCATATGATGAACTGAAAGTCATCGACAGAAAGTGGAAACAACGGCGACGGCAAACTTTTAACCTTTTGGGTGGGGAAAAGTCGACAAGCAACGTGTTGAAATTTTCGAAAGACACTGGTAGCTATCATCCAACACAAAAGCCCGTCCTTCTACTTGAGTATCTTATCCGTACATACACAAATGAAGGAGAGACCGTCCTTGACAACTGCATGGGAAGCGGGTCAACGGGAGTTGCTTGCGTGAACACTAACCGCCACTTTATCGGCATTGAACTTGATGAGGTATATTTTAACATAGCAAAAGAACGCATTGAAAAATCAATAAGGGAGCGTGATTGACATACTCACATACAACGACCTTCTTGAAATTGGAGAAAACGAACGCGAACGGATGGAGTTTGTTCTGGATGCAATCCGTGAGCATAAGGGGAGCGACTTATACAAGACCGCTTATGATGCTGAATTGTATTACAAGCACCAAAACCCCACGATTATGCGGTTTCAGCGGTTCGTCTATAACCAGTTTGGCCAGAAAGTACCTGACATTTGGTCACCCAATAACAAGATTGCATCGAATTGGTACAATTATTTCACGACACAGGCTGTTTCGTATCTGCTGGGCAATGGCGTGACATTCAAGCGTGAAGCAAACAAAGACAAGCTTGGCAAGGATTTTGACAAAAAGGTGCAGGATGTTGCCACTCACGCCAAAAACGGCGGTGTCGCTTTCGGCTTTTGGAATCTTGACCACCTTGAATGTTTCGATTTGACCGAGTTCGTCCCGATTTATGACGAGGATGATGGAGGCTTGAAAGCCGGTATTCGCTTCTGGCAGATTGATGATAGCAAGCCGCTCCGGGCAACGCTGTACGAACTGGACGGGTACACGGACTATATCAAGCGCAAAGATGAAGATGTAACTGTCCTGCACGACAAGAGGGCATATACACAGATTGTCAGGAAGAACGCCATTGAAGGAGAAACCATTCTTGACGGTGCGCCTCCTGCTGGCTTCCCTATTGTACCGATGTGGAATATCAACCAACAGAGCGACATTGTTGGCAATCGTGGCACTATTGATGCCTATGATTTGATGATTTCCGGCCTGATTAACAATGTCAGCGATGGCGAGTTTATCTATTGGATTCTGAAAAACTGCGGCGGGATGGATTCAACGGATGATGCAAAATTCATCGAGCAGTTGAAACTGACCCGCGTAGCCCACGCTGACGGTGACGACGGTGCAAGCGTTGAGGCGCACAATGTCAATGTTGAGTTCCAGGCAACCGCAGAAGCCCTTGACCGACTGGAAAAGCAGCTTTTTAAGGATTTTATGGCGCTCAAAGTCGATGATATTTCGGCAGGCGCAACAAACGACCAGATTCAAGCGGCTTACGAGCCGATTAATCAAAAAACAGACCTATTTGAATATCAAGTCACGGATTTTATTCAAGGCGTTCTCAAACTTGCTGGCATTGAGGATGCGCCGACATATACCCGTTCGCAGATGTCCAATCAGGATGAAACTCTTGAAATGGTTCTGAAATCGGCTGAATATCTGGACGATGAATATGTCACCACCAAGATTTTGACGCTTCTGGGCGACGCTGACAAGGCGCAAGAAGTGCTAAAACGCAAAGACGCTGAGGCGGCTGACAGATATAAACAGATGGAGACGGAACTGGATGAATTGAAAAATCAGCAGGGGGTGAATAGCGATGCTGACACTGAATGACGGGCGGTCTGAACTTTGGCAGTGGGACACTGGGCGTACTTTGGCTGTTGATGCTGACTTTTCGCAGGTGCATTTCAGTAATAAAGTTTTCGGACGGTCTATTGATGTTGATGTTGTTGACGGCGTGGCTGGTATTCCTGACATTCTGTTGCAGTCTGACAAGGACTTGAATGTTTGGGCTTTTGTCGGCACAGCTGAAAATGGCTACACAAAAATAAGCAAAACATTTAAGGTGAATCGGCGAAATAAGCCCGCTGATTATGTGTTTACGCCTGTTGAGCAAACTACCATTGCAGAAATTGCCGCAATTGCTAAAAGTGTCCGTGACGATGCAGACGCAGGCCGGTTTGATGGAGCACAAGGCCCAGAGGGGCCCATTGGCCCAGTTGGTCCAAAAGGTGAACAGGGTGTACAGGGCGAAAAAGGAGATGTTGGGCCGCAAGGACCAAAAGGAGATAAAGGAGATTCGGGACCTCAAGGCCCGCAGGGTGAAACCGGCCCACAAGGACCTGTCGGCCCGGCTGGCGCGCCGGGTAAAGACGGCACAAACGGTGCTGATGGAATCACTCCATCCATCGGTGACAATGGCAACTGGTATCTTGGTGATACAGACACCGGCAAGCCAAGCCGTGGAGAGATGGGACCGCAAGGCCCGCAGGGCATCAAGGGAGACACAGGAGCCACAGGACCACAAGGTCTAAAAGGTGATACAGGCCCGCAAGGGCCAAAGGGTGATGCGTTCACCTATGCTGACTTCACCGAGACCCAGCTCTTGGCACTTAAAGGGCCTAAAGGTGACAAAGGCGACACCGGGCCAAAAGGCGACACGGGTCCTCAAGGTCCAAAAGGCGAAACGGGTGCTACAGGTCCACAGGGTGAGAGAGGCCCGCAGGGCGAACAAGGCATTCAAGGGCCTGCAGGTCCGCAAGGTCCTGCTGGTAACGATGGTTATACCCCCGTCAAGGGTGTTGACTACTTCGATGGTGCAAAAGGTGACAAGGGCGACAAAGGTGATAAGGGCGACAAGGGTGACACGGGTGCGCAAGGGCCTAAAGGAGATACTGGTGACATCGGACCTCAGGGGCCAAAAGGCGAAAAAGGGGACACCGGAGCCACAGGCGCGACCGGCCCGAAGGGCGACACTGGCGCAACAGGCCCGGCTGGTGCACCTGGCAAGGACGGCGCAAAGGGTGATCCCGGCGAACCCGGCAAGGACGGCCACAGCCCGGTGGTAACGGCCACCAAGTCCGGCAAGACAACGACAATCAGCGTGGACGGAACGGCCATTGCCACGGTCGAGGATGGCGCAGATGGTGGCGGTGGCGGCGGCGTCCAACCTGACTGGAACCAGAACGATGAAACGCGGCCGGACTTTGTGAAGAACAGACCGTTCTATACTGGCGACCCGGTTGAAACAGTACTTGTTGAAAAGAGTACCGTAACGTTTAAAGATGCTGGCG